GTCGGTACCCCCCCTCGGACCCGGCGCAAACGTACTTCTAGGTATCCCAATACCTGGAGAAAGTTCATTGCGCAGGCCTACAAGCTGCCGTCACACGGACGACAGCTGCACCCGAGGGTTGCCAGGTTACTCGCATCATGCGAATCTGGCAAAGATAGAAGGAATGTCAAGTCTGTGCGCCTGAAATACATCCGGCGCCACTTCGACGCGATAATCACAGCCTACGGTCTGCGTCACGGAGTCCCTTCCGACATGAAGGGGCCCCGCAACCGGAAGCTGTGGCTAAACGCCGTCTCACATATAACAAGGCTGCTTAATGAGGGTCCAAAAGCCCTCAAAGCGTGGGCTCATCGTACGCGAGAGCTTGCCCTACTGAGTAGTCCCAATGAGACCGTTGCGAGAAAGTGGTTCCTCGCGTCTACGGTAACACGTGCCGTGGACTGGCCAATCGAGCAAGCAGACTTAGACAAAGGAGCTGCAATAGCAGTGAAGCGGTGGAAGAGCACAGTGACGCCCCGGTACAACCGGAGTAGGTTGAGGAAATTCATCAACCAGCTACCCTTCCATCCACAACACAGTGGAGACGCCCCTAAATGGCCGCTTCCTAACAACCACGCCTGCCTCACCCATGCCCGAAAGCAAGGGGGGATGGCAGTGGCATTAAAGGAGGCGGAAATAAAGGAGCTCCTGGAGCGGGCCGAGCACGGGACGATAAATCCGTTTACGTTCGCAGAGCTTTATTCCATCCCCGCCACGGTCGAAGGCACGTTCGAAGCCTTCGAGCGCGCGGCGGACATACTAGATGGAAAAGCGTTCCTGCCGAACACTTACGCGATTACACGTCGATACCTGAACTCAGGCACCCCAGAAGTGCGACCTCTCGCCCTGCACGAGATGGGCGGTAAAATCCGGGTCGCAAGTCTCCACCCCGCTGAGGAGGTGATGGTAGCGAGAAGGCTCACCCAGCTGTGGCTAAATCAGCTGGGGCGCCTAATCACTACAAGATCAATGCTCCGCAATGAGGAGGTCGTCCTAAGCCGGCAAAGTCGAGATTCCGTTCTCTTCTCCGCTGACCTTAGTGCGGCGACCGACTACATTCCACACGAACTCGCCCAAGACATGGCACGCAACCTATGTCAAAGGCTCAAGCGTCCGTGGGATGTCCCCGTTGCAGAAAAGATCTTCTCGGCCAAGAGGCTTCCCGATGGTACCACGTCCAAACGTGGGATTCACATGGGACTCGGACCCTCTTGGACAATACTGTCACTCCTCAACGGTTTTGCTGCATGGTCCGCGGGGGCGCGGAAAGACACCTACTGTATCTGTGGCGATGACCTTATCGGCTTCTGGCCGAGAAAGCTTCAGCTAAGGTACATTACCATCCTAGAGGAGATGGGCCTGGTTGTCAACAGGACCAAATCCTTTTCGGGAAGAAGAGGCGTCTTCTGCGAGCGGCTCGTAGTGGTTACCGGAGACGGAAAGGCTCATGCCCAGGATGTAGGGCACCTCTCCGACTTGACAGCCGGTAAACTACTTGGAGGCTACTCACGCTCCGCGCTTAGCGTCGCCGACGGCCTAGGCAGACCCCTCCAGGGGGTCATTAAGGCTATTGGCGATCGGACGCGCCGACGTCTGATACCACGCAGCATAGGACCGGGAAGGGTACGGCATGGAGGGAATGGGTTCGGGAGGCTGAACAATAGCGCATTGCTAATGCTCGCGAGGTTTGGG